GAGATTCGGATGCTGAATCGGATGGAGTTAACGATAATCAAAGCCTGGCAAAAAGCGGTTGACCCGCCGTTAATCATGCCCAGCGACGGGTTCTTGTCCAAGTTCAAGACAGCCCCGGCTTCGATTAACTTCCGCGATCCATCGGCGGGTGATTTTGAGGTTCAGACTCTGCGCCATGAAGGTAAACTGGAAGGCGTCGAAACCAAGACTGACCAGAAGCGGGAATACATCCGTCGCTGCTTCTATTCTGATTGGGTGAAGTTGTCGCCCAAGAAGGAGCGGCAGACTGCTTACGAGATTTCAGAGTTGGTGGATCAGCAACTTCGCATGATGGCTCCGATGCTGGGGCGTCTGCAAAGCGAAGTCATGGTGCCCTGCATTCAGCGCAGTTACGAGCTGTTGAGCAAGGCGCAGTTGCTGCCTCCACCACCTCCACAGCTTCAAGGCCGAACGATTGAGGTTGATTACCTGTCGGCGGCAAGTCGCGCCCAACAAGCTACTCGCATCGTGAATTACGGTAAGTGGATTCAGAACATATCTCCACTTGCATCATTCAAACCGGACATTTTCGATGCGGTTGATACCGACGTTATTGTACAAGACATGGCTGTCTCGCTTGGCGTTCCAGCAGCAGCCATCCGCTCTCTCAAGATGATGGCAGAGATTCGCGAGAATCGCGCTCAACAGGAGCAGGCACAGCAGATGGCAGCGGCAGCAGAGCCGTTAACCAAGTCGGTGCTTAATGTGGCGCAGGCTAACAACATCGGCAATACGTTGTGAGCTTCTTCTCTGGATTAACTGACAAGTTTGAGCTACGCAAGTCCTACAAGGCTGCGTTTAATACGGGCGATGGTAAGCGCATCTGCCGCGACCTTATCAAGCAATACGTCATGTCAGATCCGGTGGGTTCCAGCCCTGAGATTACGCTGATCAACATAGGGATGCAGCGGTTGACCATGAACATTTTGGAGAAGGCATACGGGAGCGATGAAGCCATTAGGGTGGCAATAGAGGAAGCATACCAACAACAAAAACAAAGCAACAACGAATGAGCGATCCAGGAGCAGTAGCAGCATTACCAGTATTACCGGCATGGATGGGCGTTTTGCCCGAGGACATGCGAGGCGATCAAACACTTCAATCTTTCAAAGGCGACAAAGCGGAGGACGTCTTGCCAGTTCTGGCAAAGTCCTACGTTGAATCCCGCAAGATGATTGGCAAGAAGGCTTACGATTTGCCGCAAGCTGATTGGAAACCAGAACAGTATGCCACGTGGAACAAAGCCATTGGCGTCCCTGACTCTGCTGACCAATACGAGCTACCAGCGGATGAGCTGATGACCAAGGCGGGAATGCCGAAGGACGCAATCCTGTCTGCCAACAAGAAGTTCCATGAGCTGGGTCTTACTCCCCGGCAGGTTAAGGGACTGGTCAACGATTGGTATCTGAAGGATGCCGCTGCGGGCAACGAGGTTCTGTCCAAGCAAAAGTCTGACGCATCTCAGGCGGCTGCATCTGCCATGCAGCAGGAATACGGCGACAAGTTTGAGGCCAAGAAGGGGCTGGTGAAGTCTGTGCTGGCTCTTGGTGGTGGTGACTTGGCTGAACGTCTTGAAGCTGCCGGATTCGGAAATGATCCGCAGTTGTTCAAGGCATTGGTTGCCATTGGCGAGAAGACGATGGAGGACAGCTCCCGTCGCGGTGGGGCAAGTGCTAATCCGCTGGGACCGGATGCGTTGCGAGCGGAGGCGTTGCGAGAGATTCAGGAAATCAAGGCTGCGCGTGTAGCTGATCCAAGGATGAGCGATAGATATGACGATCCGCGCAGTGCCGAGTTCAAGAAGTGGCGCGAGCTGCATCAGAAGGCATACACATCGTGAACTGTAACACTTGCAAATTTTGGAGTCCTGTCCCGCATAAGCTCGATTTCCGTGGCTACTCAGTCACCAACCAGGCTGACGCGTTGAAACCTGAGAACTGCGCGGGTGAGTGTCGCCGCTACCCTCCACGCTCTGCGGCATCTGTTGGGGGCGGTTATCGAGCTTTCCCGATTACCAGATATGTTGATGGCTGCGGCGAGCACAAAGCTGTGATTGCTGTTGAGAAAGAATATTGCCTGCCTCCAATTGAGATCCCAATTACTGAGGTGAAAAAGTTAGGCAGACCAAAGAAAGTTGTTGACGACAAGGATAGTCAGGGTTAACTACATAGTTAACGAACAAGATTATTCGTAGTCCTCGTTTGAGAGTCAGCTAAAGCTGACCGTGTAGCGAGCGTTTTCGCAGGTTCGGCCCCCACAAGGACAAGCCCGCCGATTAAAACTCATCCCGCAAGGGAAGACTCAGTTTTCTAATCGTATGGGTGCTATTGATACAGCATTTCGCAACGGATACCAATCCGATTTCGAGATCAAATTCCAGCAGAACGCTTCGCGTCTCCAGTCCACCGTCACCGTTCGTCCTCAAAACGTCGAACGCGACATGTACGACCGTCTCGGCACGGTTGGTGTCACCAAAAAGACCGTTCGCCACGGTCCTACCGTCTTGAACGATGCGGATCACACCCGCATTGCCTGCCTCATTGACGACTACCGGCCTGATGCGCTGGCATTCGACAACGAGGACAAGCTCCGTATGCAGCTCGCCGATCCCCGTAATGGGTATGCGAGAATGCAAGCGATGGCTCTGGGCCGCAAGGTTGACTCCGTGATTATCGAAGCCGCTACCGGCACGACCTACACGGGCAAGCAGGGTACCACGCCTGAAACCTACACTGCTGCCACGTATGGCGTGGCTGTGGATGCGGTTGCTCCCGGTGCTATTGCTGCAAACAGCAACTTGACCATTGAGAAGCTCATTCAGGCCAAATCCAAATTTGGCGTGGCTGAGTCGGTTCAGGATGGTGAAGAGTTGTATTTCATCTGGACACAGAGCCAGATGAATTCGCTGCTCCGCACTACGGAAGTTACCAACGCCGACTACAACACGGTTCGCGCACTGGTTAACGGCCAGGTCGATACGTTCATGGGTTTCAAGTTCATTCGGACTGAGCTTCTGAGCAAGACCGGCAACACTCGGACGTGTTTGGCTTATCCTAAGAGTGCCATCATTCTGGGTATGGCTGATCAAGTCACCACCCGCATGGATGAACGCAAAGACCTTAACTACACATGGCAGGTGTGGTGCCAAGGCACGTTCGGGGCAACCCGCACATGGCTTGACAAGGTTGTGTCTGTTGCCTGTGACGAATCCGTGGCTTAATTAACGAAAGGATCAAAAGATTATGGCTATCACAAATATTGACAGTTACGAGGACGGGATTCAGGCAGAAAACAATTTCGCTGATGATCCGAGTTCCTACATTGTGCCAGCGTCGTTTCCTGGCAAATCGTCTGGGATTCCGCTGCGCAGGTGCAGTTTCACAATCACCCTTGCGTCGCAGACAACGGGCGAGGACATCCTGATCGGATTCATTCCGAAAGGGGCGACCATCTTTGGTGGCACCCATGTTGCAAGCGCAACGCTCTCTAACTCCGCTACTACGGCGATTGGTTTGAAGGGTGCGGATGAAAGCGGTTACATTGATTCGGCCAACAGCGTATCAGACGCCATTAACCTGCTCAAGACGGCTGCTGCACTTAGCACCACGCTGGTTACGTTCGGAACCACCAACGCCCTGTACTATGGTTACGTCGCACAGAAAGATCTGTATCTGACGTTGACCACTGGCACTGGCACGGTGGCTACGGAAGTGATCACTGGTTGGTATGACATCCTGCTCAAAGGTTAATCCAACGGGTCTGTGGGGGTAATCTCCACAGACCCTTTTAAGAAAGGCATACATGAAATTTATTCTCACTCTGATCGGCTCATTGCTGATTGTGGCATCTGTTCGTGCTCAGGAATACAAGTCGCGTGCCCCTAGAGCGGCAGAGGAAAGGAAAGTGGCGGGCGTAACTGACTACATCCAAGATGGGCCACGTTTCAACTTCACGCTGTATATCCCCGGTCAGGACGAGCAGTACACGCTGCGTGAAACGAACAATGTGGTGGTGTTCCGCAGTGTCAGCCAACTGACCAATGTGGTTGTGATTCTTCCGAATCCAACCAACTCGTTGCGTCGCAGTTACAAACTGGTAGCCAATGGAAACCTGACAATCAAGCTGACCAACACTGTTGGAGTCACCTACAATACCTCCACCAACGTAACGGCGCTGTCCACGTTCACATCTGCAACGAACAGTGCGTTCTGGGTGCATAACAACAACGGCACGAACTGGTTTATTGCGCCGTTCTAACCACATCCTCCCCACCTGCTCCGGGTGGGTTCCTCCGGGCGGGCTTGGTATAATGGTTGCCAAGCCCGCTTTTTAGTTTTAAACTATCGCTATGGCTCAGTCTGCTCTAAATGTCGCTAACCTTGCCCTGAGATTGCTTGGAAACAGGTCTACCGTAACAGACGTGTTGGGAGCAGACACTACCGCAGAAGGGCTGGCTTGCACCGCCCTGCTGGATGACTGCAAGAAGAGTCTGTTGCGGATGCACCCGTGGAACTTTGGGATTAAGCGCAAGAAGATTATCCCCTATCAGGATGTGGCAGTCGGCGATGTGCAGTTTCAGTCGGATGATTTAATCAGGATAACCCACTCCACCGTTACCTATACTGCTGGTCAGTATGTGACCTTGACCGGAGTCGTTGGGGCTACTGCCATTAACGGGACATGGGAAGTTGCTGTTACTACCGTTGGGGGTATCACTACCGACCTGACTACGGTTGACATCGACACCTCCGCGCTGCTTGGCACCTACGAAACTTCAGCCACCGATTACATCCGACGCTCTCCCGCTTTTGATTACAGCTATTTGTTTGTTCTTCCGTCCGATTGTTTGAGGGTGGTGTGCATCAATGGCGATTATGATTTGGACGCTTACCGGATCGAGGGCGGGTTCATTCTGTCTGATGAGGAGGTGCTGGAAATCATCTATGTTTCGGATGTCACGGACTACGCATTGATGGACCCGCTGTTCTACCAATGCTTGGCAACCTATCTTGCCTACAATCTGTGCGACCACCTGACGGCATCGGACGGCAAGAAGAACGAGCTGCATGTCTATCTCTACGGTGGGCAAGGCAAGCGCGGCATCATGCCGCAGGCGAAGTTTGTGGATGGCTCTGAGGATTCGTTGCAGCAGATGGGTTCAAGTGAGTGGATTGATTCGAGAGGGTCAGGAACAGGATTGCTATAATGGCGTTATCCATCGCATCACAAACAGCAGTTGGTGCTGGCGCGGCACAGACTATTTACACCTCCACAGGTGACACGGAGTTTCGATCATTGGTGGTATGCAACAGAAGTGGAACAAGCGCAACATTCAGGCTTTCGATAACGCCGTCAGGTGCGTCCAACGATCAGCCTGAACAGTATCTATTCTATGACATGCCTATTGTGCCCAACGATTCATTCACTAGTGCGCTTGAGATTGGTGTGAGTATCGGTGATGTCGTGAGATTTTACGCATCGACAGCAAATCTGACAGTGACACTATTTAAACAGTAATGGCATTTCCTGGTGGAGTAAAGAATACGCGGGACCAGCTTAAGGAAGCTGGAGGGCAACCATTGCCTATTGGGGCCATCTCTGCGTCGCAGTTGGTTTACAGAGACGGAATCAATCTTATTGGCCTAACACTTGGCACCAACCTTGTGGTAGTTGGAACTACGCTTAACGCATCTGGTGGTGGTGGATCTTCTTGGACTGAAGCAGAAGTTGATTTCCTTACCCCATCCTACGATTACCAATTTACAGTGACTGATGCGGCGGTTGATGTGGCTAGTAAGATAACGGTGATTCCTTGCGGCAAAGCAGCCACAGGGCGAACGGCGGATGATTGGCAATGGGACGGCATCACGTTCGCGGCACTGCCAGCGGTTGGTAGCTTCACGCTTTACGCTGTGGCGCATCCCGGGCCGGTGATTGGGAAACGGAAAATTCAATACTCGGTGGCAACTTGATTTATGGCAATTCTTGACAGCGGCAGTTCAACGGCAGGCAAGGCGAATGTGGACGCGGATTATCAACTCGCAGTCGCCACCAACACGGACCCGCTCAAGGCGGGTGCGGTGAGGATGTTTAGCGAGTCGGATGATGGCTCCATCACGGGCGCGGCGACATGCCGCTCTCCGGAGACAAGCCACGACTTCCGGTTGCGCGGTGGATTGGACATGCAGGAGTTCAATGACACGTTCAACTACACCAACCAAGACACGGGCAAATATCGCTACGATTTTATAACGCTCACGATGTCGCTGACGGGTGGCGCGCTGACAACCAATCCACTCAGCGGCGTGGCAATCAACACGGCGGCTCGTATGAGGTCGTGGAGGACATTCCAAACATGGGGCCAGCAGACTCCGTTGTATTCGGAGTTTTCAATAAGCATGACGGCGGCGTTGGCGACCAATACGACGCACTACGTAGGACACTATTTAGACAGTGGTTCATCTCCGTTCACCCCTACGGATGGCGTTTACTTCAAGATCACCAGCGCGGGCGTGTTTGGCGTGGTGAACTTCAACAACACGGAATCCCCAACCGATCCGTTCGCGTTCACCTTCACCACGAATCGCGTTTACCAGTTCCTCATCGTGACCAACGAACGGGAGGTAGAATTCTGGATCGATGACGTGCTTTATGCGACCAAGACAGTGCAGACCGGCAACGGGCAACCGTATATGTCGGCTGCGCTCCCGTGGGCAGTGGGTCACGCCATCGGCGGAACGGCGGCAGGCAGTGCGGTGTCGATGAAGCTATGGGATACGTCGGTGCAGTTTGGTGATACTGGCTACAATAT